ATAGACGGTAAGTCTGGATGGCAGGGATGTAATCTTACAGAGATTAACGGTGGTAAATGTGTAACTAAAGAAGATTTCTTTCTTGCCTGCCGCGCTGGTGCGATCCTTGGTACACTTCAGGCAGGTTACACTGATTTTAAATTTTTACCAGATACAACAAAAGATATTTTTGATCGTGAAGCTTTACTTGGTGTATCGATTACTGGTTGGATGAATAATCCAGATATTTTATTTAATGCAGAAATACTTGAGGAAGGGGCAAATATTGTCAGACAAGTCAACAAAGAAGTTGCAGAAGTTATTGGAATCAATGCAGCGGCTAGAACGACTTGTGTCAAGCCAAGCGGCAATGCTTCGGTTCTATTGCAAACTGCTAGTGGTATTCACGCTGAGCATTCTAATATGTATATTCGTAATGTTCAAATGAATAAAGAATCTGAGGTAACTCAGGCTATACAAAAAACAAATCCACATATGGTTGAAGAATCAGTTTGGTCAGCAGGCGGAACAGATGTAGTTGTTTCATTTCCTATCTTACCAAAAGAAGGATCAATGCTCAAAGATGAATTGATTGGCGTAGACCATCTTGAAAAAGTTAAACTAGCTCAAGAACATTGGGTAAATGCTGGTACAAACGAAGAGCTATGTGCTGATAAAGGTATTCGTCATAACGTATCAAATACTATTATCGTAAAAGATTGGGATGAAGTCGAAAGCTATGTGTTTAAGAATCGTCGTAGCTTTGCAGGTATTTCATTCTTATCTGCAATGGGTGACAAAGACTTTAACCAAGCTCCAAACACTGGCGTTATCGATGCAAATACTATGGTTGATAAATACGGAACAGCTGCCATCTTTGCAAGTGGCTTAGTTGTTGATGCACTCAATGCATTTGATAATCTTTGGAATGCTTGTTCTACGGCTCAAGGTATGGGCGAAGACCTATCAGTCGAGTCTACACAAACTGCATTGAAAAAAGATTGGATTCGTAGATTCAACAACTTTGCAAATAATTATCTAGATGGCAATTTAAAAGAAACTGAGTATTGCTTGAAGGATTCTTATTTGTTACATAAGTGGAATAAAATTAATGCTAACTTCAAGGATATCAGTTGGGAACATGACCTGACCGAGAAGAAGTATACCGATGTTGATACATTAGGTGCGGCGGCTTGTGCAGGTGGAGCTTGCGAGATTGACTTTTAATGAAAGAAAAACATTTTGTAGTCGAATGTCATTATTGCGATATTGAAGTAGAAATATATTGTGAAACGGATATGGTCGTTGAGTGTTGTCCGTTTTGCGGTGAAGAGAATAATGCACTTGAATTAGACTCGGACGAATACTAAGATATATAACCCTATGTGGGTTTATGATGATAAAGAATTTAACGAAACCCCTGATGAATTTCAGGGGTTTGTTTATATGATAACCGAGTTAGATACAGGAAAAAAATATATTGGTAAGAAGTTTTTCTGGAAGCCAAAAATTTTGCCTGTAACTAAATCACGCAAACGTAGAGTACGCACAAGAGTCGAATCTGATTGGCGTACATATTATGGTTCAAACAAAGAAGTGCAAACTTTAGTTGAATCAAAAGGCAAAGATAATTATAAAAGAGAAATATTAAGACTTTGTAAGTCAAAGGGCGAATGCTCTTATTACGAAGCAAAACTTCAATTTCAGTATGATGTACTATTATCTGATGAATTTTATAATGAATTTATTGGATGTAAGATACATTCCAAGCATATATAATATAGATGAGGTTAATATGGTAAGACCAGTTTATGAAGTGATCCGTCGTACTAAGAATCGACGCAATAAAGAAGATAAAGTTAAAGAATTGCAGGAAAACGAATCTTGGGCTTTAAAAGATATTCTGCGTGGATCTTATGATTCCACGGTGAAATTTAACTTTCCTGAAGGCGATCCGCCTTACACTCCCAATGAAGAACATAACGCGCCGACAAACCTTCTCAAGGAACACAAGAGATTTATCAACTTTGTTGCTGGAGGTCCAGGTGATGAAATGCCTTCGTATAAACGCGAAAGAATTTTATTTGAGATTCTAGAAGGTATACATCCAGATGACGCTAAGCTTGTTGTGTCAATGATTAACAAAAAGAAATTAGACGGCATTTCGAGGCCGGTAATCGAGGAAGCATTTCCTGGATTATTGCAGGATTAGATTATGATTATGTGACTTATTTTACTTTTAAGGAGACACTTATACATGTCAGAAATACAGCTAGAACGTCTTAGACAAGATTCGCTTGAACTCCAAGAATATGCCCAAAAACTTGAAAAGAAAGGCAAGATCTCACTAATGCAAAAAATTCTGGCTAAGCGAAAATATCTGGATAATCGTATAAAAGAAGCTTCATAGTAAAAAAAGGAGTGTACTTCCCCCCTAAGTCGTGGTATAATAAAGTATCATTACTTTAGAGGGGGATAGTATACATGAATATTTTCATCCTAGACACAGATCCAATCGTAGCTGCTCAATTACAATGTGACAAGCATGTTGTAAAAATGATCGTCGAGTCGGCTCAAATGTTATCAACAGCTCATCGTATGCTTGACGGTGAGGAAACAAAACGTCCTTCAAAATCCGGCAAACGCATGGTAAAATATTGGGTACATCCAAATCATAATATGGAAAACACCTTATACAAAGCCGTGCATATGGGTCATCCATGTACTGTATGGACAATGCAATCTGTTGCTAATTACATATGGCATTATCATCACTGGAAAGCTTTATGTATCGAGTATCGATTTCGCTATGGTAAAACTCATAGTACAGAAACTTTATTGACAGATGTATTACGAGATGCTCCACGTAATATTAATTACACTGAGAAGCTAACACCATTTGCTCTTGCAATGACACATGAGCCACAATGTATTCATGAAGGTGAACCTGTAAAATCTTATCAAGAATATTACCAAACAAAACAAGATCGATTTAAAATGGTTTGGACACGTCGACAAATACCTGAGTGGTTTAAGGTAGCAGCTTAATATATATTACTATAAACGAGGATAGTCATGCCAACATATACAGTCAAAAAAGATGATCCCAAGTCTACAAAAACATGGGAAGTTAATTGTAAGTGGGAAGAGTTACAAGATATGTTACTTGAATATAGATTAAAACTAGTTCCATCTGCTCCTAAGATTGTATCATCTACTGGCGGAGTTTTATCTAAAACGCCTGATAGTTGGAAAGAACATTTAGGCAGAATTAAGAAAGGTGCAGGTCAAGGAAATACTGTAAAAACATGAAACGGAATAAGCAGCCGAACAATTCTATGACGGTTCGTCTAGATGATTTGTTAGAGTATGAACCATTAACCGAAACTCAAAGAAAAGCATTTGATGCGTGGGATGAAGATTGTAATTTAGTATTGGCTGGCTCTGCGGGAACTGGTAAGACATTTGTTGGAATGTATCTGGGTATAGAGACAGTTTTAGATTCTAATACTTTACAAGATAGATTAATTATTATAAGATCTATGGTACCTACAAGGGATATGGGTTACTTGCCAGGTACTAAAGAAGAAAAAGAAGAAGCATACATTGCTCCGTACAAAGCAATTGCATGCGATCTGTTTGGAGATAAAGGCACATGGAGTAAAGCTATCTCTTCAAATAAAATACAATTTGAGTCTACATCATTTATTAGAGGTGTAACTGTAGATAATGCTGTGATATTAGTAGATGAAATGCAGAACCTTAATTTCCACGAATTAGATTCTGTGATTACAAGAGTTGGTAGAGACTCACGTATTATATTTTCTGGAGATCATCTACAAACAGATTTTAAATATGAAGACGATAAACAAGGAATATATAAATTTCTGTCTATTGTTGAACAATTAAAAAACTTTGATATTATAAATTTTGGATGGGAAGATATTGTCCGATCTGATTTTGTAAGAGACTATATTATGACAAAAGAAATGCTTAACCTATAGGAGGAATATATGGCATTTAAACTATCAAGCCGATCAAAAGGTAAACTCGAAGGAGTACATCCAGATATGGTCGCCGTAGTAGAACGTGCAATTGAATTAACTAAAGTAGATTTCGGCGTTACATACGGTGTTCGT